AGTTGTACCAGGTATAAAATCTTTTCTATTATGTTTATCTAATAACTGTTTCCAAGTATAACCAAAATCTTTTTGAAAATGTGGTGAATCTTTAAATTTCCAATTACCTCCCCATTCCCATCCATTAGACTTAAGAATATTTACTACTTCCATCCAATCAGCTTTACCATCTTTATCAAAATCTTTTACTTCATTCCAAGATGCTGATTCAAAAGTATTATTGTTATCATTATCTGCAAGTAATACTATATCCAAAGCTAATCCATAGTTATGTATGCTTTGTCCACCTTTAGCTTTAGTTACTATACCTAAACGTTTACCATTATTATCAAATAATTTTGTTCTACCTTGAGCAAATAAAGCGTCTTGTTCAGCAAAAGTTCTTAAAGTATAAGCAAATCTACAAATTGCTCGACCTGTTAAAGCAGGCACAATTTGTGATCTATATATATGTTCTACTTCATTTTTTACTTTTGGATGTAACTGTTGAATTCGATTTAATGTAATTTTATCTTCCATAAATTAATTTTTAATAAATAACAACTCTACCTTGTATATCTGTGTTAGGATATCTAACTTCGAATATTGATGGGTCTAATGAAGGGTAAATATTACCATTTTTAGTAGCTCCCATTATATCATAACCATATTGAGAATAAATAACCCCAGTACTATCTTGTTTATTTACAATTTCTACTTTTACTACTGATTGTACTCCTTTAACTTGTAAAAGTTTAGAATATATATCAGATATAATAATTGGTTGATTAATTTGCCAAGAATTAATATTAAAATGATCTTGTAAAACGGCTATACAACTTTGCAATACATCTTTATTATTGTATCCTGTTGAAGTAGTAATATCAAAATTAACTCCTATATTAATATAGAAAGCATCTCTAATATTAATAGCATCAGTAACCATTCTATATTCATTTAAATAAGTAGTTAAATTTTGTTTTAATGTAGTAGAAGCAGTAGTTAATTGTTTAGATGCATTATAAGCTAAAATATATAAATCTAAGGATAATGGATTATCAGATATTCCTCTTTCATTAAAGTCTTGAGTAATATAAGCTTTAGCTATACTTCCATAATTTGAAGGTAAAGATAAAGTTCTTACTATATAATCATTTTTAGTAACAGCACGTAATTGAGAAGAATAAGCATATAAAGCATTATTTCTAATTTCTTCAATTTCATCTCCTCCTCTACCACCTACAGCAGGAGTAGGATTATTTGATACCACACTATTAATAATAGTACTAGCCAAACCTCCAGAATAACCTGATTTAAATGTAACTCCTGTTGTATCAATTACTGTTAAATCATTTACAGGTACATTTGAAGTAATACCTCCTCCTACTAAATATCTTACAGTTAATGTAGTATTAGATGGAGCAATACCATATTCTTGAGTATAAAATATAGAGGCTTGATTAAAATTATCTCTTAATAAAGATATACCTGGTACTAAACCTAATTGAATATTATCAGGATTAGGTAAAATAGTATTATCATTTCTAGTAGATACCCCAGCTCCAAATTCTAATTGCAATGTATCATCTGATAAAAATCTAGATACAAATCTATATGGTACACGTTGAATTGTAAGTAAATAAGGTACCTGGTCTGTTACTGATGTTGGATTATTAATTTTATTAAATATACTAGATTGGGCAAGATAAGGTACTTCGTACCATTTATTTCCTTGAGTATCCGTTATGTCTAGTACTTGTAATATATTATTATCACTTACAGTAGCGGTTGAAAATTTTTGTGGAGTATTAAATGAAAATGTTGTTGATTTTATTTCGGCTGAGATAGCTTGTACTGATTTTTTAACTAAAAAATAGGTAGCATCAACATATGTGATAACAGCACTTCCAGTATTACTAAAATCTATTTGTTCAGTTGTTATAAACTTAGTTCCTGTAGAAGTTGATGTAATAACTGTATTTTCAGGAACTAATAAGGCAAAAGATGTATCAGGAATTGTTATTCCACCAGCTACTTTATTAGGCATTAATTGGTAAATATCAACGGTTGTTGATGAAGCGTATGATACTTTAGGGCGATAACCTAAAACATAAGATAAAGCATATAAATTTGCTTTTTCTTTAGCATATAATAAAAAGTTTTCTTGAACTTGAGTATCTAAATAAAATGACATTACATCACCAACATAAGATGCCATTTCAATAAACATATTTCCAGGGTTAGCATCTGAAAAATCATTGTATGCTGTTGGAAAGTATGTTTTAGCATAATTTATAAGGTTTGCCTTAAAATCACTAAAATTTTTATTTAAATACGATATATTTTTTTCTTCGTTCATTATTAATTAAATTGAACTGTAATTTGATCAGATGCTCCAGATATATTTAATCTGTAGCTTATTGTTATATTTAATGTATTATAATCAGGATTGGAATTAATATCAATATCAGTTAATGTTACTTCAGGTATAAAAGTATTTACAGCGTTTATTATTTTAAATCTTATTATTTCATTATTATCTTCATTTATTCCTTCAAATAATGAACGCCTTAAATCAGCCCCAAATTCCGGGTTCATTACTCTTTCACCCTTATCAGTTAATAATAAATTAATTAAATTTGACCTAATTTGATCTTTAGTACTATAAGTTCTATTAAAAGCACTAGGAGAACTAAAAGGTAGTGATATTCCAATTGCAATATTTTTTTGTAAATCTAATGGATTTACGCGTATTGTTTGTTGAATTGGCATATTAATCTAAATTTCTTAACCCTTGTCTGTCCATTGGTGTCATATTATTAGCAGCATCTTCTATAAAAGCTAAATATGGATTTACTTTTTCACCAGTAGATTCATCAACGGCATCTATTACTTTTAAACTATTAGTTGCTGAAGGTTGTGAAAATCCAAAAACTTCACCCATTTGAGTAGCTAATTGATTACGTACATTCGATACAGTCGATGGTACATTAGCACTAGTAAAATTTAAAGTTTTATTTTCACGTAATGCTTTTTTTTCCTGTCTAGCCATATGTTCTTCAAGAATATAAGGCAATTCTTCATGAATGGCATCAACTACGGCTTCTTTAATTAATTTTTTAAATGTTTTAGTGTTCATAATTATAAATATTTATCCTTGTAAATTTTTTTGATCTATTATTAATTTTAGTTCATTTACTAATACTTGAGGATCTTGAGTAAATGAATAATCACTCCTAAGTGTTTCTACACCATAACGATCAATAGCTACAGCATAGTGTCGTTTATTACCTTCAACGATAAATTGTGTATTTTGTTCTTCTTTAATATTAAATTTAAAACCTTTATAATCTTCAAATTTAGTTGAAGATCTAATTGAATTTAGTAATGATGTTAATTGATTATTATTTAACATATTTGTAGTTTTACCATCAATTAATCCATTAACATTATTTATTTCTAATTTAAGACTTTCTAAGTCAAATATAGCTGATTGTAAAAGAGGAGATACTACTGCTAAAACTGAACTTAATCCAACTATTATTCTTTCAGCTCTTACTAAAATATTTTGTAGTTTAAGTATAAAGTTAACAGGTATACCAATACCAGGAGGAACAGAAGTTGGTATAGGAATTGATAAAATTGCTCTAACTATTGCACTAAATATGTTAATATATAATTGATATTTAGTAACTTGCTCAGATATTTTTAATAAATTTTGTTCAACTTCGTTTATAGCTTTTAATGTATTATCTCTAAGTATTATAGCTTGTTGTATTTTTTCTTCAGTATCAGCTTTATCTATAACTTCATTTGTTTGATCTACTAAATTTTGTAATCGTTCATTTTGAGATATAGCTTTAATTAAAATTTCTGTTAGCGCTAAAGTTAAAATAGGTACTAAGTCTTTTTTAGCAAAATTCTTTAATGATTCTAATCTTTTTTTTCTTGCTTCGTCTTTTTCCTTTTTACTTCTTTTTTTTCTTTGTTGAAGTTTATCTTTTAATTTTTTTAATTTATCTTTAGATTTAGCATAAGGATCACTTACTATAGTAAGTAAACGTTTATCTAAATCATTTTGTTCTTCTTGAAGAAGCTTTTTATTAACCTCATAATTTTTATTTTCTAAAGTTATAGCAATATTATATTCTTCTTCAGTTAATAACGGTGGTTTAGATTTATATTTTTTTTCTAAATCTAAAAGTTTTTGAGTATGATTAATTTCTAAATTAATCTTTTTTTGGATTGTTTGTTCTATTTCATTTTTTAATCTATCTACAATACTTAAAGATCCTTGCTTAATTTTTTGTATAGCATTATTTTTTAATTGATCTCCAAAAGCCGTAGGAGGTTGTATTGTAGCTATAGTACTATTTATTTCAGAAGGAATTAAACTAGATATGTTAGTTGTATTGTTAGACATTACACAGTTGTGTTTTGTTTAGATAAAATTTTTAATAACTTTTTTTCATCCATTTCATTAACTAAAAATTCATTTAATTTAGTAGCAGCAGCATTAATTTGTATTAAATTAGATCCCGCTGGAGTAGATACTGCTGATGATAATTTTGAACAAAATATAGATAATTGATTTTGTAATTTAGATAAAAAGTCTACTAACTGAATTCCTAATACTAAAGGTTCATCTGGTAGACTATCATTTTTTGTACCTAAACAAATAAATTTAGAATTAATATGTACTCTTTCTTTAGCATTTAAGTTAATAACATTATTAGTATTTAATTCAATATTAGTTGTAGCAAATAATAATACATCATCTTTTTTAGAATTTATTACTATTCTATCAGAGTTTAATATTAATTGGGGGCCATAATATTTTTCTGGTGATGTTGGATTTGTAATAGGATTTAATATTCCTTTTCTATCAGTAATAAGAGGAATACTCTGTGTTGAGGTAAAATAAATAGAAGAAAAT